AGCAACGTTGTAGGTTGTTGCTAAAGCCATAATGTAGGATTCCTAATTCATTGGATGGATCTCAGCCTAGCTTGCACAACGCGCAAACTGGCCAAGTCGTTCATGGAACCCGATTCGTCGAAACGCTTTTGCGCCGCATCCAAGGCTTTCCTGGCTTTCCCTTCGTCCGTGGAAGACATGCCCTTCGACGGAGCCGCCGCAGACGCCGCAATCGGCGCGTCCGGCTTTCTCGTCGCCGGGACAGGTTTCCCGGTTTTGGCATCAATTGATTTCTTGCCCTCGATCATCAACCCCAAGTAGTAGGCTCCCCCCGGAACCGCATTCAACAAGGGTCCAATTGCAGGATTGTTCAATTCGGAAACAAACATCTTGTACTCGTCTGATTCCTTCTTGTCCAACCATGCGAAATCGGTGGCCGCCTTCGCGTCCGCTTGCTGTCGCTGTTCCAAGAAACCCCTTCGATTGTCCAGGTCGCCCCCCCTGCGGAGAGACTTTCGGGCGTTGGTGCGGAGTCGGATCAAGTCCTGTCTCGAAAACTTTTCCCCTTTTCCACCCTCCACCAAGTAGGTGTTCCCGTCGTCGTCGTATTGTTCGTCCGACTCCAAGGACTCCTCCACCCAGTCGATCAAGGCATTCAATTGCTCTTCCTCTTTTGAAAGGTCCGCTTCGGATTGCACGTCGGACAATGGACCGCCAAAATCTATGGCGACCGCTTCGCTTACCTTTTTTTCAGCCTCACGCTCGGCGCGTAATTCGCTGACGGATTTCTCCAGTTCAGCGCTTCGCTCCTCCGCCTCCTTCCGCTTCCGAGTCAATTCCCCGAATCGGGAAACCGCTCTTCCACCGATGGCGCGGCCCAGCGCGTCGATCTCGGGCTCGCTCATCGAGCCAAGATCTATGCCGTACTTAGCAAGCAAGTCGGTCCCGGCCTCATCGCCCGCTTCCGCTTCACCCGTTTCTTCTTCCTCAAGATTCCGCTCATCCCCACGATTCTCCTCGACCGCCGATTCTCCAGCTGAGTCGCCCTCCTCGTCGGGTTTCGGTTCTTCCTTGCCCAAGTCAGCCAGCAAACGCTGGGCAAACCCGTCAGCCGACAAGTTGTCACCTTGATCCATCGCCTCTTCGCGAGCCTCGACCAAAGGCTCTTCCAGGGTCGCGACGTTTCCCTCTGTATTATCTTCACTCATTGGCTTTTCCAATCGACTGTTGTCGTTCGATACCAAAAATCATCAAATTCGGCTCCCAAGTAACCTTATGTAACTAAATCGTCTCATCGTCAAGCCTCGCGTTGTCCATCATCTCCAAATCATCAAGCAGTTCATCAAGCGCCTCAATCTTCCCGGCCTCCATGAAATGACGATTGGAACACTCCACCACCTTCTCGATCTGCATGGCTCGGATCGACCTTTCGCGGCGTTCGTGCAAATGCTCGACCAATAGGCGGTAGTGTTCATTGCGGGACAACGCCGCCACCGCCGCCAAGAGTCGGTCCTGCTCGATCCCTTCAAATTTCTTCCTCCGCTTGAAAAACGACTTCACTTCTTCTTGGCCGCCTTCTTCTTCTTCGCGGGGGCCTTCTTCTTCTTCTTCGGGGCCTTGCCGCCCTCCCATGCCTCATTCTCCGGCGTGGCGGGATCGTCGGCCTTCAACTTGCCCTTGGGACCGCGAGCCCGCTTGGGCTCCACGGGCTCGGCCACCGGAAGCCGACTAATGAAATCATCGGCAAAGTGCTTCGCCACGAAACGCCCCATCACTTTACCCGTGGCCGCGTCAAGCACCACAATCTTGCCGTCCCTGTTTTCCTGCTTATATCCACTCATGTCACTTCAAGCCGCCGTTTGACCGAAACCCGTCGGGTTCCCGCCCATGCGGCCAATTTCCTTGTTTTGATTCTGCTGGATTTGAAAAGTCCTCTGCTTCAAGTAATTCTCCACGCGCCCACGCAACGCCTCGTCCTGTTGAAGCCTCTGCTGAACGTCCGGTTGCGACAACCATTGCTGGAAAATGTTCAACTTCAGTTCGTGAACGTCGTCCTCACGCACGTTGGGCGGTACGCCAGCCACCAACTCCGCGATCAATGAACGCTCCTCGTCCATGCTCTTGTTCGTCGCCGTCTCCCGAGGCATCACCACGCGGTCCGCCGCTCCAGGTAAAATCTGCTCCACCGCCAATTGCAACAACGCCTCCGTGTCAAGCACGCCGCTACGATCCAAACCCTGCAACTCGGCAATCGCCTTCACGCGGTCAACCACCATCTCCGGATCAAGCAACCCAACGTCGAACTTTAAGTAGAAATCATAACGCTCGTCCGGCGATCCACGGTGAAACTGCTGTACCTCGTTGCGGCCTATCACGCGAAACCATTCCTGCTCCGGCCCATACTGTTGCCATAACGAAAACGCATGATCCATGACGTCACGCACGTGACCAAACACCTTGTCCGTCAACTCCTGCCTCTTGCTCTGCGCCTCAAGCGGATCCGCTCCCTCCGTCATGCGACCAAAATACTCGTAGCACATCGAACGAACCGATTGACGCATCTCAAGACTACCCGTGTCGTAACGCGGTATCTCCGCGTAACGATACTCGCCCGGAACCCTGTATGGCACGCGAACCCCCGGACCCCACTTTGCAGGGGCTCTCCCGACCGGATGCTCAAGCGGGGGCAAAACAGACAGGCTCAAGCGGTCTATCGCCGCGTCCACGTCCACCTTGTACTGCTGTTGCCAACTCTTCCCGATCTCCGGAATGCTCCGCGTCTCGTACAAACGCTTCGACCATTCCTCGTACTTCGTCACCACGAAAGGATAACGGCCATGTCGATACGGCAACATCTTGTGGACCGCCCAAGGCTTCGGCATGTCGTTCGTCGCCTCCGGCAAGTCCGGATGAAACACCGTACAATATATTCCAGGCGTCCCATCCTCGTCCATCAACCTCTGAAATCCATATATCACCCGCACAGTCTCGTCGTCGAACAACTCCGTGGACGCTCCCGATCCACGCCGCCTGTCACGCGAAAACCATACGTCGGATCCGGGATCGTCGCCTCGCGTCTGGTCAATCACCTTCTCCACCCACTTCTTGTCCCAATCCTCCGTTTCCACCTTCGCCCGCATCTGCTCGGGCGTGAAATGCAACGCCAAGAACACGTACGGACTCTGCTGGGGATCTATCGTCCAAGCAGGGAAAAATACCTCGTCCACCGGATCCAAGTTCTTGATCGCGGGACGATTCACTATGCGGCTGGTCACGGGAACCGTGGTTTCACCCGTCTCTCGCAATTCCCTCACCATGACCCGAGCCTTGCGCTTCCCAACCTCGTAAGTCTCCTGGAACACCTCGATGAAATGATCCTCATGCGCCGGGTCCGACACCATCTCCGTGATGCCCGGAACCACTTGCTCCGCCTCAGACAATACAATCGGTTGCTGAATCCGCTGATCCCTCGCGTCCCAGTAAACGTAGGTGATCATCATGCCGTTCTGCATCAAACTGTTCACCCCGCGCTCCATCTCCTTGTGGAAGTCCGGCATCCGAGCGTTCATCAACCATTTCAAAAACAACGATACCACCGAGGCCCGCTCCACGTCGCCCGTCTCAACAGGAGTGGCCACCAAGTTCGCCCGCCTCATCGCGCTCATCACCATCGAGCGATGCGAATTGATCACGTCGTCCAACAACGGACAATCCATGTCGGACGCCCCGTCCCAAGGAAACGGCTCGGCGTCTCCCGGCGAACGCGCCCGCTTGCGGTTGTCCGAACTCTTGCCAGACCATATCTGAAAACGGGAATCGAAATCACGGCGCTTCTGCACCATGAAATCATTCAATTGACTCCGCGTTTCCTCATAGGCCGCAGTCAATGCCGTAACGTCCGGCTTGCGACCGACGAACTCAAGAGCCTCCCTGTTTTCCCCCGTGATTGCCATTGGGCTTCGTAACCCTTTGTAACCGATCCATCATGGCAGTCAAGCCTTGATAACCCATTTCACTCGGCGGAGCAATCCCGCGCTTCGCCCAAAAACGATGCCAACCCTCGTTCACCGCATCGCAATCCCTTTGGGTGATATGCCCAAAATACGCCTCCCCGGCCTTTGGCGGCCCAGGCTTAATAACTACCTCCCCCGGCCACGGACAATTCACCAGATCCAACGTACACCAACGGCGTGACCGCCCCATATCGCAAACAGTCCGGCCAATCCTTGCAAGCCTCCTCGCGACTCGTCCCATTGTACTCGGTCATCGCGTACCGCACGTTGTCGCATCGCTCGCTAACGTAGAAACTCGGCCTGTTGTCGTCGGTCAACGGCTCCGCGTCGTCCCATGACAACAAATCGTTTATCTTCTGCAAACCATGATCTATGTCCAACGCGGGAGCAGGACGGAAAAATATCCCCACCTTCGTCATCTCGCGCACCATGTTCGTCTCGCCGTCCATCGTCCGCAAGGTGGCCT